ACCAAGTCATCGTGTTCACCGTTCGGAAATGATGCACATTCTTCCATTAGCTCTTCAGCCCATCTTGTATCAGGACACCACACATAGCCAGAAGCAAATAAATCAGATATAGCGTTTACACGGGCTATTTTATCATTACCTCTTGTAGGTGTATACTCCTGCAACGGAATTCCCATAGCACGTAATTCATAAATTAGCGGCGCTCCAGCGGCTTTCTTTTCAATAATTAAGCTATCTGGTTCCCACTCATGATAAAAATTATAAGCCGTTTTCTTTAATTCGGGGAACTCCATACGCTGTTTAAACGCATCAAGAATAATAATATTGGGTACTTCATTACCTTTTTCATCTGGATGATAAAAAACTCCCCACGTTGTACAAGCGGAATAGTCAGCACGTGTGTTTTTTTCAAAGGCGGTATCCCAAGACTGAATAACATATTCACACTGTGGTGGTCTTTCGTGTTCCCAAATCTTCCAGTACTCTCTTTTAATGATTGCGCCTTCTTCAGATGTGGGGTTTTGTTGGTACTGTGCTTCCCATTTGCTGACAGGAATCTCAGCTTTAATGGCTTCTAATTCTTTCTTTGACCAGAATTCTTCCCATAGCGGGTTTCCTGAGGGCAACAAAGCCGGGAATTCAATCACCTCCCATTCATCACCCTCTCTTTTGATGCTATTGCTAATAATCTGTCCAGTCAGGTCTCTTTTACTCCAACGGGTCATTACAACAATAATAGCGCCGCCCGGTTGTAAACGCTGACGAGGACCAGAAGAATACCATTCATAGACCCTATCGTAAACCTCAGGGTTTCCTTGCATTGCTTCTTGTTCTGAATGAGGGTCATCAATGATGAGAACGTCAGCGCCTTTACCGGTTACCGCTCCGCCTACACCAATCGCAAAGTAATCACCCCCTGCGTGGGTATTCCATCGCCCAGCGGCTTTACTATCGCTTGATAATTTTGTTGGAAATACCTTTTGATAGTCAGGGGTGTTGACAAGGTTTCTTACCTTACGACCAAAGCCAACAGCTAATTCTGCTGTGTGAGCGGTTTGAATAATCTTTTTCTCAGGGTATTTACCTAGAAACCAAGCGGGAAACAGATAACTAGCAAACTCAGACTTGGTATGTCGTGGTGGCATATTAATGATAAGACGCTTTAAATCACCTGAAGCAACACGTTCAAATGCATCAGCCATGATGCGGTGATGCCTACCTGAAATAAACGCAGCCCACATTTCATTAACAAACGGCAGGAAGTTCTCACGACAGCGTTCCTTCTTATCCTCATCTAGCAATTGTTTAATCTTGCCTATTTGAGGAGAATCAGAGGGAAGTACACCCAGCAACTGAATATACTTCTTTAACTCTGACTTAGTGAGAAGACTCATAAAGCCATCATTTTGTTAACGGACTTGTCCATTATCTTTAGAGAGCGTACCAAATGGGGTTTAATCTGTAAGTACCCTTTTTTCTTGAGTTCATGCACAATCCGATGGATATTACTTTTACTTCTTAAATTTAAACCTATTGCTATGTCCATGTAAGATGGAGAAAAGCCCTTGAGCTTTATGTAAGCGTTTACGAATTCTAGTACAGCACGTTGTTTATCAGTTATTTCCATAGTTAACTTAATTTATTATTTGGATTAGCTTGCTCTGCTAAATCCAATACACAGTTAAAACAAAACTCACAAAAGATGACAGGAATAATGCCAAAGAATCCTTGTACACCGCCTTCACGTTCAATATCAAACTTTATTTCACAAATCGTACATCTTTTGCTATCTATATCTTTTAAATCTTTCATGCATTACTACCCAAAAATACCGGGGTGTTATCGCCCAACCAACCGCCAAGCATATTGTATTCATAATACTCATACGCATCGTCCATTGTCATGCCGTGCTCTGCAACTAAAATTTCTAGTACCTTGTTTAAATCGTAGCACAGCACGTTTAAACCAATTCTTTCTACCGTTCCTAAAATTGCTTTATCAAATCCATCATATGAAATGTAGTCCTGCTCTTCTCTAGAAATTATCATAATACCCCCCGTGTTTTGTAATAGAAACGTTCTGGGGGTAGTTTGCTATACAATGTTTAAACTGTCAAGGAATAATTCAATAGGGGGGTGGGTACGTTCGCATGTGTTTAAAAATTGATAATTGTATGAGAGAAATGGTATGTAATGAACACAGACTGCCATACGCCAAAAAGCGGGGGTGGGGACACCGTACCTACGCCATATCAGCGTTTAAACACCGTATACCCCATCGACCGCAGAGCCTTATACTACCTGTTCCTCAGCCTGATGCGTTTAAACGAGCCAACCGTCAATGCTTGCTAGGCTTAGGCATTGTGTCGAGCAGATGCAACGATTGCTCTAGGTCTCTCTTCAACTGCTCAGCGTTTACACTGTCTGTCTTTGTCTCCATCTTATCGGTGAACATACCAATCGCTCTGCCCATTAGTTCCAAGGACTTCAACCTATCGCTCAGTCGTGCTTCTTCATTGTTTGCATGGCTCAACAGGTCTCCCATTACCTTACGTCTCACTGCGATGGCATCGTCTATAACGTTTTCTTTTACTTGCTCCCACACCTGACCTAGTAATAAACCTATGCGAGGGTCACGCATGAGTTTGTTCGCATTAGCGATATGATTCGCTTCGTTGGTGGACGTGACGTTGTACGCTTTCTTATACGCTTCCTTGGGAGCATTACCCTGTGCTACATAATTAGCAAATGCTCTTTGCTTTCCCGTTAGTCTATTCTTACCTTGTTCCTTTACTCCCCACACCCTTCCATTAGCAGTCACCCTTGGTGATGTTCGTTCAACCGCTGACCGCATCGCTTCGCTAATATCAGGGGCTTGCGTGGGTTTGCTTGCACGTTCTCTAGTCTTGGTGATTGCGTTCTCTATCTGCTCTAGCTTGCTCTCTGTGCTCTCTTCTATGTCTCTTATGTCCATCGTTTACGCTCTCCTATCAGTTGTTGAATTAATACTCGTCTTTGATTCATCGGAGCATACCTTACCTATATTCATCTGTCATTGTCTGTTCGTTTAAACATGCTGTCTCGCTTCGCTGTCCTTCCCGCTGTTCCTGCTTTTTCCCGCTGGTGATGTGACCGTTTAAACGCAGTGGCTCATGATGTGAGCGAGTCAACCACCCTCTGATGTGCAATTACTCGTTCTTATTTAATTGGTTTATGTGCAAGCATATTAATCATTATCTGTCTATCGTGGAGTTGCGTAAAAGCAACGACACTGTATGGATATACATGCCGTTTAAACCGCATTAGAGGCTCTTGGTTGAATTTTGAGTGGTGCAAGCCACTACCCCCTTAACGTGCTATCGTTCGTTCAATGGTGACGTTTTACTGTATATAAACACAGTACTTTTTGTTGCACTGCAACACGAGCGAATAAACACGCTATTTCCATGTGATATTGGAATAATCCAAAATATCCACACCCCCTTTAGGGGGTGGATATTTTGGATATCCATCACATCGTGGGAGTTCCCTATATATAGCACTGACGTTCTCACACCTAAACCAAGTAAATGCATTTATTTAGATATATTTACAACAAAGTGCTTGCACGTTTAAATTACCCATGCTATTGTTGAGTCTGTTGTACGGTTTTAAAACGGTGAGAAACCACCGACACGTCCGAGCCGAGTGCGTGTATAAAGTAAAGCGGTAGTCGAGAGGTGCACAGTACGACTCTAATCCTAGGTGCAGTCAATATCAGGACTTTAAACTGTGCGTCAAAGGCTAGTAGCACCTTAGTGTGTGAACGAGATGTGAGACGTGACCGCCTAGACTCCGAGCGTGATACCTCGGACGAGTGCCATAAATTAGGAAGCGATTCCTTGTTCTTATGTGTGCTCATGCGTTCACCTTATAAACCATGCACGTACAGTACCTATCAGGTTACAACCCTTTTAAACGGTGACTGTGCAAACAACGTGGTGCATCTGCCCTTGCACTCTATAAACATGGCAGACAAGCGAGGCATTGTGTCCATCGCATAGTTGATATCTCAAAGCATCGCTTGCGGTGCTTGAGGATGTTTAACTAATAGGAGGTTGTATGCGTAATTTTGTAGCGAAGTATGCCAAGCGGTCAGGCAGTGGGGCACATGTCTCCAAGAAGTTCAACCGCAAAATCAAACATAAGGGGGTTGTATGAAAGCTTTTCTAATCGAGATGCTATTACGCATCGTGGGCATCGTTGTCATGTTAGGGCTTGGTTATATGTTTGCCCTGTCTTTTATTTCTAATTCTTAAGGAGGTTGTATGAATACACGTGAAGAATGGTTGCTCTCAGCAATTACCGCAGTCCGCCCTGTGTTCGAGTCTCTCGGACATCCATTACCTGAGAAGATTAAAGCCTCCTCAGGTTTTCCATCATCGAAGGCACGTTCACTTAATCGTGCCATCGGTGAGCATTGGTCACCATCCGCCTCGACATCGGGTCACCATGAGATTTTCATTAGCCCTGTAGTGTCTGATTCATTCGACTGTTT